GAAGGCTTGGCGACTAATGGGGCGCCGAGGTTGGTATCGCACAGTGCCAGGAATGTTGCGGCAGGACGATTTGTTCCTGGTGTTTGGTAAGCAAATGCGCGTTGGCCGAAGTTTGTATAGTTAATACCTCCGGGGCCTGCTTCAGTCGTACAACTAATAAGTGGAAATATCAATCCACTTATTCCACTAAATGCTTGGCCTAAACTTACACCATTCTTGTAAAAAGATATTGTTCCGGCGTCCATATCTAAAACAACGCCAATAACGTCTCCCGCACCATATGTGCTGGCATACGCAGCTCCACCGCCACCAAGTCCCGGTCCGTATTTGTTCCCGTTAACCTCAGCATATGCCCAGTTATTTGTATTTGAACCAAAATCGTTTGTAAGAGAAAAACTAGAATTAGCAACTCCTATTATGCTGTAGTTTGTCTGAACAATTGTTACTTCCCAGTACCATTTTCCTGAGGAAATACCAAAAGTTCCTCTGGCACTTCTCCAGAACGCGCCTGCTGTTGTGGCTTTTAAGTTCCCATCAGATAAATTTAGTAGATTGTCTAGTGGATTCCAAGTACAATAATTCCCCCTCACCTCACCACCCACGCCTGTATCGGTGCCGTAAGAAGTCGGGGTGTCTACGAGGCTGTCGTTGCCAGCACCAGCAGTGACGGATAATCCTGAAGTATTCCAATAGTTTCCAAGCCCACTGGTGTCTTTGCCAATCCCAACATTACTGCCACTGGTCAGAGCAGAGTTATCGGCGAAGTCAAGGTGGAAGGAGTTGCCTGTATAGCTGCCTGCGTATGCCTTGGGTATGAGTTGCCCAGTAGTGGCACTGACTTCTGTGAAAGCTGTTGCGTCTAATGCCTGGCCGTCGATGAAGTGGATGTCGGCGAGGTAGCCGTCGAAATAATAAGATCCACAAATCGTGTGAGCAACCGTGTTGTTGACTGAGAGACTATCATTCTGTGGCGGGAAAGACTGTCCTAATCCGCCTGCAGCGGTCGCCTGAACTCCGTTGATGTAAACCTTAAGTATGTTGGCTGGCGTCCCTTGGGTTGTGTCAACAGCAAAAACCAAGTGATACCAAGCAGAAGGATCTCTTAACTTCGGAGCGTATGAAACAAAATAGTTTGTAGAGGAGCCCCTCAGATTGAAGTAAAGCTCGCAGTCTGATGACGTACCATTGGTATTAAATGCGGCAAATGTATTTTCAGCACCAAACAAAAAATGCGTTCTAGCAAATGACGCGATTTTCACCCACCCCGCCCAGGTCCACGTCCGCCTATTTCCCGCTACTGCCGGAGTCCTAGACAAGTAGGCACTGTCACTACTATTGAATCTGAGCGAACGTTCTATCTGGTAGCCACCAGCGGCGGCTGCACTTTTTAGTAGCAGCGGATTAGCACTTCCAGGGATCATTAGGAAACCGTGTTGGTGAGTAGTTGAGCGGTAATGCGGCTAGCAGATTCAACGTAATAAGCGATTACATTGACGCTACTAAGCGTCGTGCTGACGGCGGGTGCGCCACTTTGGAATTTCCAGTTGCCGCCATACACTAATAAAGCCGCAGTTGTACCATTTTGCGTAATTGTTATCACGCCTGATTGCCCAGCAGTTTGATTGCTAGGGTTAGCTAATGTTACAGTACCGCCTGCTGGTAATGTTGCACTAAAATTATTTGCAGTGGCCAAGCCTATTGTTACCGTACCGCTAACAGAACCTAATGCTGATACCGTGCCACGTTGCGCGGCGGTGAATGATTGTGCTACATCAGTTTTTGCGGTATCAGCATCAAAAGCTTGCACGTCAGTGCCAATAACCAAGCCAAGATTAGAACGAGCGCCAGAAGCAGTGGCTGCACCCGTGCCACCATAAACAAGTCCTACTGCTGTACCTTGCCACGTTCCTGAGACCACAGTGCCCAGACTCACGTTTCCATTTGCGACTAATCCGCTTGGAAAATAATTAGGCACCTCCCAGCTATCACCATCCCACACCTTAAACGCATAAGTAGCAAGAGCATTATCTAGCCATTGCTCTCCCTTGCTATTACCAGCAGAGCCCCCTGACGCTGGTATTGCATTAGGTGCTCCGGTCCCTACAAATACAGGGCTTACTTTAATTAGAGCGTTTGCATCTCCCCTTAAATAAACAGCGGGGTCTGCTTCGTTGTAATTAACTGCTACTTGCCCAAAAGCAAGCCCTGAAGCAACTGGACGCTTAGTGGCAGTACCACTACGTAAATTTTGAACAGGAACTGCCATTGGTTAATCCTTGGTGAAAGCTAAAAAGCTATAAGAAAATAAAAGACGCTTAATAAGTGCCAGCGTCAATAGCAGCGGAACCAGTATTCACTATAGCAATAAGTTGATCTGCTGTTAAGTCTTCAACATTGCCTGTACCGGTCGCTGCTTGCCTTCCTTTAACAGTAGCTTGCGCCACTTGTACCAAGCGATCATTAGCAACACTATTGACAGGGATAGCTGCAGCAGAAAATACTGTCCATGTAAGTGGATCAATGTCTAAAGTTGCATTGCTTTCAATTTGAACAAAAGCAATATCACTATTTACGTTGCCTTCAAAAATAAAAGTAAAAGCGCCAGCCTCTAGCTCTCCCTGAGCATTAGCATCCAAGGCCCTCGTAACTACTGCAGGAGTACTTACGCTACCAATATCAGTAACTACGTAAATGCCATTTTGGAAAGTAGTAGTTTGATTTTTAAGCAGAATACGATCACCTGCGACCACATTGGTACTGTCTACGCTTAATAGGCCATTACCAGAAGCTTCCAAATATTTTGTATGTTCAACAACAATTGTGCCACTACCAGTGGAGGTCAGGTCAATGGCAGTACCTCCAACAGCATTTGCCTTTGTTGTGGCAAGTTTAATTGTATTAACATCAGTATCAATGATAAAATATTCAGTTAGCGCAGAAAGCCCACCAGGCAATGTTGCAGTGGTAGTAATATAAACTCGTTCGCCTACATTAAATGGGTGGTTATTGATGGTGAGAGAATCAGAGCCAGTGGTGACGGCTGAAACTGTGCCAGAAGAATTGTAATAAGTGCCAGAAAAATTAGCCGTAGAAGCAAGTCGAGATGCTTCTTTTACGCTTAAACCTTGAGCAACAGCATCTGCATATTCTTTTGTTGCGGCATCAGAAGCCGCAATGGGAGCAGCAAGATTAGTAAGTCGATAACCATTGAAATTAGGATTAGCTGATGCTCCACTAAGAATATTATTTGCATTTGCTTCTATTGTCAAATCATTACCAACAGTTGCCACCGCAATTTTAGATGATGCCGCCCTGATGCTTTTTAACTCAACCCTATATTCACCAGCAACAGCGCTTTTGCCATTGGAAATTAAAGATTGACCAGCAGCACCCACATTAACTGCAGTTGATAGACCAGCAAGGCTAAACAAGCTAGTTGCAGCCGTGGAGCCACCACCACCACCTTGCGCAACGCTCAAGGGAGTTGTAAGGCCAGTGATTTCGGTTATGTCAGCATTGGTGCCAAGTTGTGCTGCGCCAAGGCTTGCTCGCGCTCCACTGGCAGTTGTAGCGTTAGTACCACCTAAGCCCACGCCTAAAGGTGAAGCAACATTTAAAGAGTTAATGTCAATGCCACTAGGCACCACATCGACGGAAATAGTATTCCCACCATCACCTGTAACAACACTAATCTTTGCGCTACCAGCCTTTACTGCCCGGAAATTAAGCTGCTTTGTGCCATCGCCAAGCGTACTAATGCTAGACAATGGGCTGATAGGACTGCCAGTGCCGGAAAGCGTAACACCAGTGGCAACAGTGGTGGTATTAACCGTTAAGTCAACGCGATTACTTCCAGGGTTATCAGCGCCCGTAAGTGTTACGCCTGCACCAGGAATAAAATTAAGTTGCTGGCGAGTGCCAATATTTGTGCCGCCACTACTGTAAATTGATTTTTGCGTAGTAGTATCACCACTCACGCTTAGTGTAATCGTATTACCAGCATCATTGTAAGAAGCAATAATGCCAGTGCCTTCTACAATGAAAAGATCAATAATATCTTGCAAATCCTCTTTTAGATTTGCATAAGTAATCTTTTTTGTAGTCGAAAGAGTGGGATCAGTGGTATTGTCAACAATTACCAGCAGATCATTATTGTTGGGCTGGACAAGCGCAACTAAATCCGTAATAAGCCTACTTTGAGCCATTGCTTAGGAAGCCCCGCTAACTTTGATTTCCTTGAATACTGGTATCGTAGCACTAACTGTGCGCTCCCTAGACCAAAAGAACGGTCTTAATGATGCAAGTGTGGTAGTGCTAAAGCTATGAATCACATTGTCATTGCGTGAAATTTGCACTTGCCCTGTTGAACCATTGCGAGCAATTTTCCATTTATCATCACTTCTTAAATATACAGGGCCACCACTCACGGTGATGTCAATGCCACTTCCAGCAATTGCAGCAGCATAACTTGATGCAAGCAAGAAAGCATTTGCTCCTGATGGAATTACAAAATATTTAGTATTCAATTGCAATGGTGTAGGAGCATTACCACTGTAAATAATTACAGCATCACCAGCTCCATAGCCGTGACTCGTGCTTTGGAAAGTATCAAAAGCAATACTCACTCCACTGCCAATGCGCTCTTTAGCCACACTTCCAATGGATACGCCAGCAGTGGTAATATTTACCAAGCTTCCATTACTAATATTTTCAGCAAACCCTATAGCGTAAACACCATAAGCACTTCCATTATCTGCAATTTGTTGAGCAGAAGTCCAAGCAGCAAGCTGCGAAATATTAGCGCTAGTGGCTAAACCAACAGCAGTAGTGGCAGAAGTATTACCTGATAATGGAGCCCGAAAAGCATCAGGCCGCACCTTAAATTCGATTAAACCATTGCGTGGATCAAACGATGGCGTTTGAAGAAGCTGAGTGCCAATGCAAAAAGCATAAGCCCTGTCGGAGGTGTCATCCGGCAAGCCTTCACTTGCCAAATTCACGATGTCGCTGCCAATAGCCATTCTTTTTACCGCAGGCCGTAGTTGAGGAACGCCCGCACTTCAGGCGCTGGGGTTATTACATTATAGGAATTAGTCGTGGAACAATTAGATGCCTTCATCCATTCCGCGTTGCTTTCCTCAAGATTAATTATAAGCATAGAATCCACCACTCGTCGTGCAGCAAATACCACCACACCTTGTTCGATAGGACGAGCGCGAGAAGCGACTGCGCTATCAATAATCACATCATAAAACCCTCGACCATAATTAGAAGCCACAATGCCAGCTCCGGCGTAGCCGTTATATAAAGAACCGCCACGAGAAGTTGCAAGAGTGATAGTTGTAACGCCTGGAACTGTTCTAATGTAAAATGTTGTGTTATTAATTACAAAACGAAAACCAACTTCAAGCGAATGTTTTCTATCAAGAGTAAGAACGCCATTACCATCAATATTTGTAATTTCATAATCTTCATTAGCTGTAGGAAAGTCAAATTTACTATCGTATTCAGTGGTGATTGATTCTCTAACTAAATCGTAAATTGACGTTAAGTTCACCATTTCTGCTTTATCTGGCGCAATATAAAAACGCACAAGTTCTTTTCCGCTTACTCTCTGTTTTCCAACAAAATTTCCTTCTAAGGTACCCATATCAGTTGCTTCGTAAAGCCCTTGGAAAGCAAGAGGAAGCGCTTCTGGCTGTTGCGTAAGTAAAAATGTAGCCTCATTGGCCCCATCTGGAGCAAGTAATAGTGATTCAGCCAAACCGAAATCACCAGCATTACTTTCAGGCAATGTCCCATTGAAATGGCCAACTTCATCTAGCGAAGAAAATACAGCGCTTCGTAAGACTGCTATTTCTGTACCATAGTTTCCAAATAAGCTTAAAGTTTTAGGGAGACCCTGTAAGGTATTAAGAATTTTGTTAGGTGCAAAATCTTTAGCACGAATAGCAAACAATGGGAAAAAATGAGAAGCTTCAGTACCACCTATAAGTGGACCAATTTCTCTACCATTTGAAACATCAGCTCCATATACATCAGCTTTTTCTGATTCACCACCATCTACTTGTACACTCAAGCCATATTTCATTACAAATTGTGGCTCTACTAAATAGCCAGAATTGCTAATTTCAATGGTAAAAGGAAGTACGGGTGTACCAAGACTTGGGGCATTAAGGCTATCAGGGATAAGGATTTCATGCATCAACACCCATCGACCACGAGGCACTTTTTTAACACTTGCTGGCAGTGCTGTTTGATCATCTACAACAAATGCATAGAATCTGGCGGAGCTAGCACCATACCAGCCCCATTCCACTAAATACATGCAATTTTTAGTGAAATCAATAGTGGCATTACTAAGACCATCGCCATCCATCGTGTCATGATTAAACTGACTCCGAGGAATAATTACTTCCTTAACAAGACCATCACCAGAAGAACGACGATAAACCAAGCGGAAATCATCGCCATCGCCACCAGCTCTTATTTGAAAAAAGAAGCCATCTTGACTATCTCCAATCCCCCATAATTTTTCGCAAGCTGGTAGTTCAGCCCTACTCATTTGCACACATACAGACATGCGCATAACACGACCAGTCTGGTAACGGAAACGCTTGCGAGTGCTTAAACGTGCCCTTTGGAAACCGCCAGAAGCTTTAGCTAGTTCAATGTTAATGCCACGCCTTGCTGCATCATGAGTGAAGCTACCAATAGGCAATGGAGAATAATCAACACCTACATTTTCTAATTGACTCCATTTGGCACTTTCTAAATTATCCGCTCCCGTTTCATTGATTCCTTGGATTTCGGTGATGTAAATATCATCACGAAGATCATAATCATCCGTGTAATTAAATAAACTTAATGCTTCTTCGGCTCTTGAATTGCCAAGTAGATCCTTTTTTATTTCAGTGGGTTTTTCTAAATATTTAGAAATTACAAGAGGTGTTCCTGTTAGTGGCACCACAGATGGAATGCCACTTGCCATTACTGCCTGGCCAGCAGGAAAATCACCAGCCTCCTGCAAAACAGTGCCTGCATTGGCACCACTTGCTACAACATAACGTTTTTGCCCTACTTCAGGCGGAAGCTGATAAATAGTTGTCATAGTTAATAATTAACGTTCACCCCAAGTGAGGGAGCCTGCAACTGTATTACCACTTGCAGCAAGACTTTCAACCACTACTGATAACACATCACCAGATTCACCTGCCTCATTAGAAATGGGACGAGTTAGAAATTCACGATTGTAACGGAAAATTTCTTGTAGTTCTAAATTTTGACCATCGTTACTTCCTGTGAAAAAAGTGCCAATAATTTCACCACCAGTAATGCCTGATGCTGTAGTGTTATATTCAATAGCTGACAGTTGTGAAGTTGAAGTCCAAGATGAACCAGATATAGTTGGATCTACAACCGCTCCGCTAATTGTCAAGCCACTTGCATTTTTAATTAAAGAAAACTTTGCAGCACTAACGGAAGAAAGATTGAGCATCAATGGCACCACTCGTAAAATATTTTTTGTTACTGCACCATCAGCATTAACAATATTTTCTTTGCAGCGTATAGAAACCAATGGACGAGTGTTGCCAGGATTTACGCTTACAGCAGGAGATGCTTTTGAAAAAATATCATATTTATTTGCATCACCACCATCTATTTCTGCTTTTGTTCCATAGATTTTCAGGAACACAGCATTAGCTAAACTTCCTGTTTTTGTAATCTTAAACGTAAGAGGAAGATTAGGGTTGCCTAAACTTGGAAACGGAATGCGATCACAAGTGTTAATTTGATGAATGGTAACCCATCTAGCATTTTTAGGTTCAGCGCCGCCAGGTAAGTTTTCATCAATCGGCACATAAGCCATAAGCTTACAAGCTGAACCACCATACCAACCCATCTGAATGCGGAACATTGTCACATTTGACAAGCTCAGCGTGTGATTACTAGGGGAAACGCCATCAAGCTTATCGCCAGTAAATGCACTGCGCGGAACAATTTCTTCCATTACAGAAGCATCTTCGGGCAGTAAGCGGTAGCGATGGTCAAAATAAATAGATCCAGCATCCGTCACTGTAAAATCAGTGGAGCCAGCTCCGGCGCCATGATTTTGAGGGCTTTCGCCTGAATTTGTACGGCGAACAAAAAACACATTATCGCCAATTATACGAAGAATATAACCATTTTTGCCATCGAAAATACCAAGTTCATGAGTAGCATTGGTATTACGCAACATGCTCACGCCAAAACTTACATCAGTAATGCGTCCTGTTTGATAAGGAAATACCAAACGGCTTTGCAATTGTACTAATGTTGCATTAGGAGCATTGGTATTAATTAATAACTGTGCGCCACTTTCTTGAGGAAGATGTGTAACCGTTGAATAGTCAGGTGTACCAGTTGCATCGGCTGAAATTTGCCATAACTTAGGGTCAATGGCAATGATATTAGTGGAATCCCATAATTGCAAACTACTTTGAATGCGTGGATTGCCCAATAAATCATCATGCACCTCTGATGGCGCACTTAAATTATCAAGAATGGGAATTGGCGTTTGATCGCTAGCAATTGCCACTGGCAGCGAGTTGGCCATAGTGGCCTGCCCAGCAGCGATTGGTTGACTGCGACCAACGGTTACAATCTGTTGACCTTCTTCAATGTCGGGCATTAGTCGTTAGAGCGATGTAATACGGGGCTTCACTTGTAATGTGCCTAGCACAATTGTATCCTCTTTTAACACCTGCAAGGTGCCCCCGGTAGCATTACTACTATAAACGGGAAGATTAGCAAAGGGGATGATTTCAAAAATCGTGCTAGATATAATACTAAGTGAATTACTTGCGTAAGTGGCGTTATAGCCACCTACTGTTGTGCCATTGATTCTTACTACGTCAGAAGCAGCAAGACCATGAGCAGCGGCAGTAGTAATGCGCAAACGATAAGTGGATAATTCTGCGCTAATTAAAGTGCCTTGAGTGACAGAAACAATAGCAGGACCATCAACATAAAACAATTCTTTTAAATCCCAAAGAAATACTGCTCCAGCATCACCAGGATCAACGGCTTGTCTGCTAACGTCATAAGTAAGATTGCGATCAGAATAACCAAGACTAATATTACGAGCTAATGCTTCGGTTTGGTTGGAAGTGAGGCCAAGTTTTAAATGTCCTGTTGTGCTTAATTTAACTATGTTCCAAGTATCTAGCACTGTATTAGTGCCAAATGTCTCCTTGATTTGAGCAAGAAGTGTGGAATTAGTGAAGTTACGAGCTGTTCCTAGCGGTTTTTCAAATGCGAGAAATAGCTCATCAAAGCTATCCCCTTCACGAACCACTACATTAATGCTTTCCATCAGTTTCCTCCAGCAAGGCGATCTAATTCGGCAATAGCCTCAGTGCGAAATACAGAAGAAGAACGCACTGGATTTTTTAAACCATCAATGCGGGAGTGCAATTGTTGGTTTTCAACCTTCAGTCTATCAATTTCATTATGAAGAGAGCCAAAGTGTAAAACCAATGACAAGCGATCATCTAGCTGTTGTTTTAATGAAGATGCTGTTTCTTCAGCTAAAATCCGTTGCTGCCGCTCTTCAGCAAGCCTGATCTTCCATTCATCACCATTGACTTCCACTAAACGCTCCACCACTTGAGTGATGGGAGGCAATGGAGCAGCAGGTCGTTTAACGTTTTGCAGCTCCCCTTTGATGCTGGCTAGTTGCCCTGTTAAGGCTGCTGTTTGAGCCTCCATGGTAGAAAGTCGGCGCATTAATGACTGGCGGCTTTCCTCGGCCTCAGACAGCGCAATGCGCAATTGTTCGCCTTCGTTTTTTAATGTTTCAATTTCTACTAAATTTGCTTTTCCGCCATCGTTTCTAATCTGCACTTGTTTTCTATGTGAACGCAATTCATCCAGGCTCACTTCTTCTGCTTGTGGTACTTTCCATCTTTCCGGGAATGATAATTTACGCATATCTCCCGTATCTCGCCAATCCACTTCGTAAATAACGCTCCCAGGTGTTGGCGGCAATTCAATATCCACCTCGCCTTCTTTTACGCGAAAGGTGAGTTCTTTATCTGGTCCGCCAATAAATGGACCGCTAGTGCGAATATAAAGCCTTCCATTTAGCAATCCATTGATACCTTCTAACTTACCAATAATACGTGTCATACAGCCACCTCTCGATAAGTGACAAGCACTTGATAACTAATACCGCTACTAACTACAGTCTGCAAACCCTCTCCAGCCGCAGTTTCAAAAACCCCTAAAGTGTTCCCAAAGATTAATTCTCCCGAAGCTGCAATGGCAAATGGAGGTGTAAGTGTAGTGCCTGATGCTCCACTTCTAAATTGAACTGTTCCGCCACTAGCTGCTGTTACAACAGTGTTCAACACTCGAATTTTATTAGAAGCAACACCAGATACCACCACCACTCCACTGGTCGTGGCCACCCAAGCGCTTTTAATTGTTTTTGGTACTAAATCGTTTTGCAGTATATAAGGATTGGAAAGTGTTCCATCTCCAAATGCCTGCACATAAGCAGAATTACCACCAGCATCAAGACCAAAGAGAGCCATAATTAAAACAGCAAAAATAAAAGACGTTGGTTTTGAACTGAACGTCCATCAGGCAGTGTAACCATGTTACTGGTGGTAAAGTCAAAACGCAATGGGGATGCAATTACTCTAGTGCTATACGCCCAAACGGAACGCTCCCTATTAATCCCAATTGTAGCAATACGAACTTGATATGACGAAAATATATCAAATTCATCGGTACTAATGCCAATATAATTTTTAGTTGTTTCACCTACATTTACCCATCTGTCCTCTTCTTCTCGATACAATTCAACGTCAAAAGAACGAAAGAAAGGATGAACGTAAGGCGCATTCCAGCAAACTGCTGGGTGAACAGCATTCAAAATAGAATAACCACTATATAACGGTTGCTTCCAGGTGATGTCAACAGAGGCCATGATTAACGCACCTGTAATTGAATGGAACCAGCAGACACCACTGGCACAATATTAGATCTTGGCACAGAAGTGCGTTGCTCGTCAATACGAGCCGCAGAATCTGCAATTGCAAATTTACTTGCATCATAAGAAATGGCAATAACTGAAACTATACCATCGTCTTCAGCCAAACCCACCACTCGGTAAGAGCGAGGATTAGCAACACTTTCCCTTAATATCCAAGGTGCTGGTGCAGCAAGGGAGCCAGGAAGCGATGGGGAAACAGATATAACAGTATGCTCGCCTGCGGCAGTAGTAACACTTCTTTCGATGCTATTACCATTGCCATCATTCAAAATAATTTGATAACTTATACCAGGAGAAAGGACAACAGCACGATCCAATGTTACCGTGTCAACAGTTAAAGCTGGTGCAATACCAGCAGAAAGACCAGCATTGCGATTAGGGTCTGCAATATGAATAATTTCTCCTGGCAACAAAAAGAAACCCTCGGCACCAATTTTAAAAGTTACAGTTTCAGTTTCGTATAAATCACTTAATAATGTCCATTTACCAAGGCGCTGAGCTTGCCCTTGAGAAGTGCAGCCAAACCCGCGTATATCAACCTCCCTATAACCATAACGTTCAATTCCAGCCCTATCTTCTATATATTCAATTTTCACTTTATAACGATCACCAGGATCATTCCATGACACTAATGCAACTGTTTTCCTTGCTTTCCGAGCAGTGCCTTCATAAACAAACGGCGGACTAGTAACACTGCCGCTATCATCCACTTCATTAATTACATTGCTAGGAGAAAACAATTGCGTCACTTGTTTTTCTTTATCTTGCGTAACTACAATTTGCCCTTGAGCGTAATACAACATGCCGCGAAAAACAGCAGCTAATGAATTTAATATTTCAAATGCTTCAGCTCTATTGTTTATATAGCCATTAAATGTAAATCGTTTTTCTGTGCCACCGCGCCCATCTGGCACCATCTCATCGCAATATTTAGCAATGGGAAGCAAACCGTAAATATCAATATCTTGCGTCTCAACAAATAAACCAGCGCCATACCTTGTGTTAGTCAATAAATCATAAAATACCCATACTGGATTGTTGTTATATTCTGTCTTAAAGGTGCCATTCCACACTCCCGAATAAGAATTGGAAGCACTATTGTAAATAGTTGGCACACGAATCTTGAGTCCCTTTAATAAGGCTGATACAGTAGGAATGGTTTGAAAATTTTCCGCTGATACCCTTAACCCAACCATTGCTGTATTTGGGTAGCGCAATGTTTGATTTACAATGCCTACAATGGCACGAAAATAAAAATCATTATTTAATCTTACACTAGTTGAATCGGGAGAAAGTTTTGTTACAGAAATTGTCCATGGTCCAGTACCACCCAAGCCAAAAGCATGTTCTTGATCATAAGCACTACGAGTTTTGCCAACAATAGCCAATGCTGCGTTTTGAATTTGGCTTCCCAGGCTATCCGTAATGGTTACCAAAAAGAAAACAAAACTTCCTCTGGTGTCACCTCTATCGGATATTTGAAATAACGAAGAAACCCCAACCCTTACTATCACTTGATTTAATAGTGAACTGGTGGTTGTGGCTACGATTGGTCCGTTAATATTCTTGACCTGCAGCCCCACAGATTGCTCAATTCTTATATCATCGAATCCTGGCAATGATTGTTGATTTTGAGTGCCACCATTGAAAACAGTGCTAACACTCGGAAAGCGATTCAATGGAGTGTCATCTAAAAATATAGAACTTCCGGCATCACGAGCAAAACCTTCAATTTCGCCTTCTGCAAATACAGCCAAAATACTGGCCGAAGATTTGCTTCTTAATGTATCTGGATCTTCAACAGGCACATAAGGTTTTTTGCCGCCACCTCCGCCACCTCCAGCGCCAACAATCTCCACTTGCTCTAATATTTTTTCAAACGAAGAAGAATCTAATGTCATTAGAAGAATGCTGCTTCTGTGCTAATAGCGGAACTTACAACCAAAGGAGAAGTGGCTAAAAATTCTCCATATAACAATGGAATTGGCATTCCTTGAGTGGTAAGTTCTGCCGCTCGATCAAACAAATAGCTACTTCGAGTTTCATTATCTTTTGGCTTCTTAGGTGTAGGAGTGAGTAAATCTGCAATACCTCCGAGCACTAAGGAAGCACCAAGGCTAAACAAGATACTGCCTACACTTATCCCCGCTGTAGCGCCCATTTTTAGACCAAATGTACCAATCATTGCTGTTCCTATGCCTGGCACAAAAGCCAAGCCAATTAAAGCCACTCCTATCAAGATTTTACCTAATGTTGAGCCTCCCGAACCACCAGCTCCAGTGATCACTGGCGCAATGACTAAATTATCACAAGGCATCATGCATTCATTGTAATCAATGCCGTCAGGTGCGGCAGTAACCAGCTTGAAAAAAATACCATTTGTATGCGCATTAGCTACATATTCCTTGAAACCTTCTAATTGATTTGAAAGGGCTGAAATAATTTCCTTGGGGTTCAATGCCATGAATTCATAAGATCGCCCAAATCTACGCCCAAGTTCTCCCAGCAACTTCACTCGCACACAACGTCGTTCCATTTTGATCATAATAATTCCTTGTGCCTCAATATTTTTGTTGTAATTTTAGCCCAATAGCCACCATAAACTGTACGCTCTGAGCGCCTTCCCAATAAATGATGGTAAAACGACCATCCATCTTCCGCTAATACACCAGCATGATTTGGAGATGGTGCTCCAACTTGCATTAATAAAAAATCGCCTTTTTGGCTTGGCTTCTCAATTTCAATAAAACCTTGATTTGCATAATTACGCTCAAACATACGCCATTCATCATGCTCCCATTCGAGTTCATCACCTCGCGTAAAGTCGTCAAGCTTAATATTAAATTCACGATCATAAAAATCACGCAAAATAGCATAGCAATCATGAATACCATAAATCCATTGACGGCCTTCATACGGCGCATCACCACGCGGATTTGCATAAAAGAAATTATTTGTTTTGCTATTAAAAAGAATCCAAGGTATATTAATTTGCTTGCATGCTTCTACGTCGCAAGGAGAAAAACCATCTGGACCATCGGGGTGTGAATGATAAACAGCTTCTATGTTCCCCATGGCTTCTGCTTTTGTATAATCAAAAGCTGAAATAGAAAAATTTGACGATGGTAAAGAATGATTGTTTTCACATTTAACAACAACTCCATTTACTACAAAACCACAAGCTTCATTTGGCCAGACTTCTTTTGCGTGATTTACAATAGCTTGCTTTATGTTTAGTGAAATGTCGGTCATCGTGATAAATTCGCCCCAGGGAAAGCTCCGTAAGGAAGTTGAGTGCCGAAACGTAAGCGACAACTATTTAAGCGTTTACCACATACGTCTTGATTGAATATTGTACTGCCCGAAGGTAAAGCGGCAAGTGCAGCATCATATGTGGCTTGGGCACTTTGCAATTGACTGTTGGCGGAATTAAGGGTTGCTTCGCCTGCTGCCACAGCAGCTTGAGCATCAGCGCAAGATGTGCCAGTGGTATCTATCAAGCCAATAGCATATAGCCCCTTCAAAGAAGCATTGCGTTGCGGCCCCCTTTGATAGCCAACCCCTGAACTTACCAAAGCAACAGTTTGACCGCTAACTACCGCAAGAAGTGGTAAATTACTAAAACTACCAGGGGCACTTGGATCTACCGTAGGGAACGCAAAAGAAACTGGATAGTTTTCTGAATAAAACGATTCAACGACTACTAATGGCGTTTGACCACTAGCTACTGGTGTTCCCGATGCAACTAAATCTATTTGATACAGAGGTCCAATTGCATTGTCATCAGGGGGAGAAAACATTTGATCAGTGGATACAGAGACGCCTTCCCTGTAACTAGCTGTAGTGCCTTGTAGATCAACAACATTACTTTCTACAATGCCAAATAATGGCTGCCCACTAACAACTAGTGCAAAACTGTAATCTGGCCCTATTAAATTTGCATAGCTTGTAAGAATTGGTAAATGCGCATTGTTGCAATTAAGAAGAACTTGGCCTCTGGCTAGATTCAATGAATATTGAGCATTTCTTTGATACGAGCGAGCAGCTTGAAGAACGTTACTTGCATTGACAAAAGCTTGAGTTGATCCATCAATGCCCGTCAGTGGTTGATCACGTTCATTCGCAATGGGAGGTCCGGTATAACCACATTCACTACCTCTGTATTTCCATAAACAATAATTTTGAGTGATAACGCGACGTGGCAATTGCAATCCCTCCAAATCAATTTTATTGGATAATTGCCATGTAATCGATAAGCTTGTCTCACTAGTCTTACGTTCAATGTAAAAAATATCTACAGGAAATTCTTCTGCCGCATTAGGAGAAATACCATTATCTAAGTATTTACCTAATGTCCTTCTTCTAATAATTTTGGCTCCTATTAAGTCATCAAAAGCAGTGGTAACCGGCGCTAATGTGCCCAGCACATTTGCAACTGTTAATTCTGGCTGTGGAATTGTTCCCTTAGTTGTTGTTTCAAATCCTGTAGCTGAAATTGGAAATGGTTCGTAAATTTGTCCCTGCCAAATAATTTTTGTGCCATCAGGAAAAATATCACTAGTAAAGTAAAATTTATCAGTGTTATTATTGGTTATGCCAGAAAGATCAAGTTCAAACAATTGCACAATAGCATCATGCCAACTACTGCGAACATCTTGCTCAATTGTCATGATTAACTCCTGAAATCATAATGACGTTTAACTGCAAAAGAAATAACATTTGAATTGGGACCCAGGCATTGCCAGCTCCATTCATTAGGATCAAGACGATATTTATATGCTTGATCATCTTGCTTGAATTGAGAATAAAAGAAATCCCCTTGAAGATCGGCTAGGTCTTCGTCTAAGGCAGCGGCTTGTGCATCGGTGATTGGTATGGTCTGTATATCATACTTACGAATATCACTATTGAGCCCATCCGGCACCACCTGTTCATAACCATCACCAAAACTAACTCGTCGCAATCTTGTGCCACGCCGTGCTGTTAAGCCGTATGCAACATTAATGGTAAAAGTGGGTTGGGCCATGGTAAAAAAAATTAACGAGAGCTGTAAATAATACCGCCTGGACGGATTTCTTTTAAGATCACCTGCCGAACGGCTCCTTCAATTTCACGACCAAGTTGATTGCCTTGATTGCCAGTGACTTGACTATCGGACTGTCCATTTTTAACGTTAACAACAATGTTAGTGTTGATGGGGGCTGATGTGCCTTCTGAGCCTCCAGCGAGCTGCACTGGAACGCTTTTACCGTCAGGCAATGGAATGATGGCTTCGTTGTATTTACCTTCGCCTACGAGGCCCAGCGTAGGGCCTTGTACAATGCCACCGGAGGCAAAAGCAGTAAAACCACCTTGCCATACAGCACCATTAGCTGCGGTTGCCATTCCTGTACTTATCACACCAGGAAGGCTAAAGTCGGCACCGGGCTGCAAGTTGGATGGCGCGGGCGCAGCTCCAGAAAACCCACCAGCGGAAACGCCAGGGGTAAACATCTTGAATATATTCATAAGCCCTTGTATTGCTTGCATTTCAATATATTTAGTAATTATTCGACTAGCCATGTCCAGGAAATAATCCCCAACACTTTGAAACAAAGAAGCAAAAGATTGCTGAACAGTTGCACTGCCGCTAATCATGGATTTAAATGAATTCCCAAATGCTTCTCCAATGGATTTAGCGCTACCAATTGCGATTGAAGATGCACTACTTATCTCCATCAATTCTTTTTTGGTTTCATTTAATTGTTTTGCTAATTTAACCATTGGCGATTCAACAGCTAGCGCAGCAGTTCTTTCTAGTTGTTCATTAAATAATCTTTGCTGCTCTGGAATGCCAGCAATGGCAATATTATACTCTGCGGTTTGTTTTGTTAAGAATTTTATTTGCTCTTTTTCTTCTTCTGTCGTAATTTTTTTGC